CGGTGCAGAATGCGGGCAGCCCTACGCAGATCTTCTGGATTACGGAAGGCTCCCCAGTTGAGGCTTCCCAGTGTGCAAAGTGCGATGCGCCCAGCAGGATCATCCAACCGCTTAAAGGGAACAGTAGGTAAAAGTATTTCACAGCAAAGGTTACTCTGGTAAATGGTGTGATATTCCGGATCAAACGGTCCTTGACTCATCACGTTGTCAATAAACACTAGATATATACGTCCAGTGTCTGTTCGTTCTTTGAGAATACCACTCTTGAAAACTTCTTCAGCCGCCATTGTCTTTTTGCGTAGATCTTTACGCTTCTCATAGCGTACATAAAGTTCTTCAAATAGTTGGGTGTTTTTGTAAAATGCTTCATATAAGTCCGGAACCTCGTTGGGGTCAAAGAATGTTATGTTCTCTCGGTTCTTGAAACGCCGCCAGAAAAATGCGGATAGAACCACACCGTAGTCCATGTGTCGCACACGGGTTTCTTCTGTGCCTTGGTTGTTCTTGAGAACAATAAGATCATCAAACTGATGATGCCAAATAGGATAAAAAACAGTAGCACTAGCATTGCGGATACCTCCTTGTGAGCATGAACGTAAGTCACCGAACCACTTCTTCAAGAAAGGAATCATGCCGGTGTGCATGATCTCTCCACCACGGATAGGCGATCCTAATGGGCGCAATCTTCCAATCTCAAGACCAATGCCGGCACGCTTGCTGGCATACTTGGCCATCATTTCTCCTGAGGCAAAAATGCTATCCAGGTCATCATCACTACGTATTAGAACGCAACTGCTAAACTGCTTGGTTGGAGTACCAAGACCAGCAAGGACGGGAGTAGCAAGAGTGAACAGACCATCACTGGCAGCGTTATAATATTCTTTGATATAGCGCATCCTAGCTGTGTTAGGCTCTTCCTTGTGGAACACAGTGGCTGCTGCAACCATGTAACGAACTTGAGGTGTTTCATATGTTTCCTTGGTGGCTCGATTCTTCACTAGATATTTTTCAATCAACTGCTCGATAGCAGCATAACTCAGGGTTTCATCCTTGTCATGGTCGATCATGTCCTGCATGCGATTCCAGTCATCCTCACTATACCACTCCAACAGTTCAGGAGTATACAGCCCAGTGGTCACATTCTTCTTCACGATGTCATACAAGTGTGGAGGATCGTATGAGCCGTACACATCTTTGCGTAGCATTGATAGGCGTTGTTTGCCGGCCACATACTGATAGTTGGTATGGCCCACATCAGGATTTGATTCCACATCAATCAAGTCTACTATGGCTCTGAGTGTGATACCATCAATCTCTTTGGTGGTGATGCCATCGTAGAAATGCATCTGTGCTTTGATCTCTACCATGCTCTGACTGACATCTGCTATACCCGAACATACCTTAGCGATCTGTGTCTGCCATTTTTCTAGTGCTAGTGGCTCTCTACGGCCATTACGTTTGATAACTGTGATCTGTGTCATTTCTTCTCAATATAGTTGTTGTTTTACTTCGCGTTGCGCGATGTGACGTTTGCTGTGTTGGAGACGGGTATTTAACTCAAGGTCTCTCCCCCAATTCAATATATATTTTCCACCGTGAACTTGGACTAAATTGCCCTGTTCGGTCTCCATCAATTCAGCATCTTGTATATCATCACGATCCAGCACAGTGATAGTATACAGGATTCCCAGCCCGCGAGCAAGATCACAATAGATATTATCGCTCAAAAGTTGCCAGGGATCGGGCCAATCTTGCCGATCGTCCCAGTGCAAGTGATAAGCACGCCAGGGGGTCTTTTGCCACCAGGCATTGATTTCTTCAAGTGCCTCTGCGGCAGGAAGATCGCGAACACGATCTCGCAATGCTGTCCACGCCGCTAGGCGTTGTTCAAAGGTTGAACACCACATCAAGCAAGTCTAGTTACTGAATAATTTAAAGTGGCAGCAATGCCGGTATTGGTGGTGCTGGCCAACCAACTGAATTGCCCTGCAATTTCTTGCACACCAAATGTAACACCAGTTGCCGAGTTCTCAAAGCCGGAATCATTTGAGTTCAACCCAGTACCGGCGTTGTCTGTTCCGGCCACGATGGTATAAACACCTGTGCGTGTGCCGGTATTTCTCACTACGGTATAGTTGATCTGCACAGCACGAGTTTCGGAAGCAAAGAAAGTAACAATCACTTGATTGGTTGCATTGTTTGGAACTGTCACGCTGACACCGGTCTCACGTGCATATTTTCCTAGTTGCATTCGACTGGCACCATCAAATGCTATGTTGATGCCATCATTGACATCCACCCGTGGATAAGTTCCTGAGTAAGCAGTGGTACGTTGGAACATGTCACCGATACTGACATTGTTGGCGCCTACAAAACTGATGACCGGAGTAGAAGGTGAAGTAGTGCCATTGAAATAATTGCCTACGTCATAGAACATGTTGTATCCACTGGCGTTCATCATTGTATTGGCGGCAATGATAATACCTTCTGCATAGATGTTATTGAACACATTTCCCAAGATACGGAATCCGGTAGGGCCACCATTCACAGGTGCCGGGTCACCCAGAGAGATTCCCTGGTAATGTGTGTCGAACGTGCTTTCTGTTACCAAGCATCCTGACACTTGATTTTGAGTTTGGATCGCCCAGGTGGTACCACCAAATGTGCATCTACGGAACGTGATGTTGTTACATATCAGACTCAATGTAGATGCAAAATGCACACATGCGATGTTGTCAATTGCATCCCCAAGGTCGGCTTCGACCAATGGTCCTCGGAAACTCACATCAACAAAGGTACATTGCTCAGCATCTTCTACTAAAAATATATCCACCAATTCCAAACTCTCGAATCCCATGTTGGATATTGAAATGTCCCTAGGAGCAGTAGCACCGTTGTTACCGATGTTTACACCTGTCTGTTGTAAGCTATCACCAAATCTTGCCACATACGCACTCAAGCTAGAAGTGGGACTGGATGTATCCAACACAATCACACTGGAGTTTATACCTTCACCATACAAAGTGGCATAAGGTGGGATGATGATAGTTTCGGTAACTAGATATCGCCCTGCTGGAAAGAACAGCGAACGACGTATCTGTGGATTTGATTCTCTGCAATACAACTGATACAAAGCTCGATTGATAGCTGCTGTGTCATCCGTGACACCATCACCTACCGCACCAAAATCCAACACACTGGCAAATTGATCCAGCCATTGTTGGAGATTTAAACTTACTGGACTACCTGATGTGGCACCGGTCTGCACCGTGTAACCAGCAGCTTCGCCCTTGTAAGTGTAAGCGCCATTTACCAATAAGAAATCCGAAAATTCAGTTAGAACTTCGGTGTTTCCTATTACCGGAGCACCATCTTGTAATGTGCCATTGCCGATGAACAATCTACGCTCATCGATCGCCCAGCCCAATTCTGCACCGGCTAATTGCGGCAGATTTTCTGCTAGACCTTTACGGTTTGTTATTCGTGATACTTGAACTATTGCCATGGGAGTCCTAATTCTGTGCTGTATTTAGCCAGAATCCACCAGGGCTGCTAGATGTGCCGGGTGTAGTATTCTTCTACTTTGCGCCACCAGAGATCACGGTATCGATCATATTCCGCACCTTCAAGAATAAACTCTTGATACTGCGGTTCGGAGATGAGATTGTGAGCAGCATCAACATCGGGCTTCACACACATCAGGATCACACCTTTGCGTATCTTCGTACCATGCAGTTCATTGTGTGCTTCTGCATAGGCACATAACTGCACAAAGTAATCGTCAATCCATTCTCGCTTCTTGGGCTTGTTGGTCTGCTTGTAGTCCAAGATTGATTCTTCATTTAAGTGTATACCAGCACCATCTGTAGTGCCTGCATATATCTTGGGAAAATATAAGGGAACTTCAATTCCCCAGAATTCTGTTACATTCTTCAATCCATCACGGATCACTGTTTTGGCCATCTCGTGACTGGCCCAAGAGAATGGATTGGTGCCGCGTTCTTTGATCTCACCTTTCTTTACATAGTCCTCAAGATAGGTATGCATCCTGGTGCCACGGTTGGCTGCTTCTGTGGTTATCTGTTGTGCTTTTTCCGCACCCACAGCGCGCCGCCAGTTGTGCAAGGCTGCTTTGCTGGCTTCACTCTTGGTCTTGTCCAAGATAGTGGTCACCGATGGTAAATTGTTGCCGTCGGGTGTGGCATAGAATCGTTTGCCTTCTATTGTGACCCTGGGTATGGGTTGATAATTGAATCGTGGATTGTACAAGTTAAACTCTGAAACTTTCTCCGCAGCCGCAGCGATCTCGCTCGTTAGGATTCGAGAATTCAAATCCTTCATTGAGCCCTTGGCGAACATAATCCACAGTCAATCCCGAAAGATATACTTCGTGTCGTTTGTCCACTATCACAGAGAAACCATTCTGAGCATAGTTTATCGTGGTATCGTCTGCGGTGTGTGCATCAACGTATTCTAACACATAAGCCAGCCCAGAGCAACCTGTAGTTTTCACGCCCAACCGAATGCCCACCCCGCCGCGCTTTTCTAGCAATCGCTGGATTTTGTTTCGGGCCGTGTCAGTGAACGAGATCATGATAGTTTGGCACGTTCTTGACGGTAAGATTCTTGATCTTCTACAGACAGCAGATCCCATAGATTTTTGTTGTTGATCCACGGAATATTATCGGTCAATTGATCCCACCTTGCTGTGGTTGATATATATTTCTTCCAAACTTTTTCCGAGAAATCAGTAGTCTTTAACTGATCTAGCATAGATTCAATGCTTTTCTTGAATGTAGGGTTGGTATCCCAAACTTTATAATCATGATTGATCAATGACTGGATTTGTGTGAATAATTTTTCTTTCACCATGGATGGCAAGGACAGCAATGCCAGCTCAGCAGGTTGATACAATGTGTTATCGTATATGGCTACGCATTTCTCGGATACCTGAAAATTTTCAAAATAATCTAAAAAGTCTTTGAGATAGGCGATGTTGTTTGCGTGGAAAGTTGGAGTGATGTAGAAACTAAAGTTCGATTTAAGTTCAGCCAATGATTTAAATTTTTGCAAATTTTCATTGATCTTTTCAAACTTTACAGGATATCTTACATAGAGAAAATTATCTTCATTGGTTGAATCTACACTCAATGCAAAGGACACATTTTTAAAACTGTCACACCAGGACATGAATTTGTCTTCAAGGAAAACTGATCCATTGGATCCTATCTGTAAGGTGATTTTTTTGTTGAGATTTTCTTGTTGTAGCCAATCAGTCAGATGGTATAGATCTTCTTGGATAGTGCCTTCACCTCCCATTATGATCATTCTTAGATCTTCATGGAGACTGGCTTTTTCTTGTATATCTGCTTTTATTGTTTTCCAAAAATTTGGATCATCTCCGATGGACATGGGAATATTTTTTTTGTTGTTCCATATAGAATCATACAAACTACTATTCCATTTACCACATGATCTGCACGCCATGTTACATTTGTTACTAAACATAAAAAACATGTCGAAGAATTTGATTGTTTTGTTTTCTAAAAACTCATTGAGTTGGTCGGGTGAAAAGTTTTTTAACGCTCTTTGCCTGCCACTGAACTGTTGCGAAGATTCTTGTCGGTGGCAGATATCACAATTTTTATCAACTAGGCCAGATTCGATATTTTTCTTTATCTGTATCACATGATTGCCGACACCGGAATTTTTGTACCAACAGCAAGGCCCCATCACAAATGATGACCCAGTATCGGCATAATTCAGATCATAATGTACTTCTTGATACGGAATGGTGCAGATGTGCGGGTTGTTCCTTGACCAACTATCAAAATCAATTCGATGATCAACAGTTTTATTCTGAGGAATCATTCAATGGCGATTGCGGTAATCTGCTACTGCGGCTTTGATGGCGTCTTCAGCAAGGATGCTACAATGGATTTTGACAGGTGGCAGCGCGAGTTCTTGAGCAATCTCTGAATTTTTAAGAGCTGCGGCCTCGTCCAGCGACCTACCTTTAACCCACTCGGTAACGAGACTACTGGACGCAATAGCACTGCCGCATCCGTAGGTTTTGAATCTTGCGTCTGTGATGATGCCATCTTTTACCTTGATCTGGAGTTTCATTACGTCACCGCAGGCCGGTGCTCCTACCATTCCGGTTCCCACATCTGTGTCATCCTTGGCGAAGCTGCCCACGTTGCGTGGATTTTCATAATGATCGATTACTTTATTTGAATATGCCATACTGTGTTCCTTACATTGTAAGCTATTTACTCCGCTGTGTCAACCTGTAGGGATTCGACCCTAGGCCGACTGTATGGCCTGTTCTACTTGATCCAATTGTGATAGTGTAAATCCAGGCACCTTCTTGTTCACACGCTCGGCACGAGCTTTGAGGCTAGGGTGGCTGGGATCAGGGCCGTAAGGTGTAAACTTGGTAACAGCATTGGGTCTTGTGTCCAAGGCTCCCACGGGTTTTTCAGGATTGTCAGGATCCGTGACTTCAATATAATTTTTCTTGCTTTGTATCCATTTCCATGCTTCTGCTTTATCGTAGCCCAGTTTGAGCGCCATGTTGGCTGCTCGTTCGTCGGCATCGTATTCCGCTGCCCAGTTACGGTTGGTACTGATCGATTTTACAGGATGTAGCGCGCCGCGGCGTCGCTGGATCAAATGTCCTACTTCATGTGCGAGTACAAACGCCAGTACCGAGTCCGGGGCATCCCAAAACACAGGATAACTTAGGTATATGTTGTTGGGTGAGGTGCCAAATGCTGCCCGGCTGCTGCCTACATTTCCTATGCCGGAGTTGACACTTACGACTTGTAATATGCCTCTATCTTTTCCCGACAGCACCCGCATCTTGTTTAAGATATTTTCTGCACGTTGTTTAACTAGTTGTGCACCGGCTTCGTAATTGGAAACCCCCGATATGGTATCGGATCCGGCATTACCAGGGTATGCGGATTGTGGATACGCTTCCGCTAGAACTTGTAAACGATCAATCAGTGTGCGGTATTGTTCTGCCGGTGTCATCGCACTTGTCCAGAATCAAACGCCGCGATCTTTTTTCAGTGCGGATTGTGCGGCGTTGGCCACGATGTCTTGTGCTTGGTTCACTGGCATAGTGACCGGACCAGGTTTGTCACCACCTTTGAATGTGAGTTCGGTAGCGTCAGGATTCATGGGATTAAAAATACCATTCAGTGGAGGTTGGCCGATCAGACTTTGTAGAGTATCTGGGTCAATGTCTATGCCCATGCTTTGTGCTCGCTGTATAAATGCTGCAACAGGCATTTGCATTTTGGCCGAAGTATCTTCAGCACGACCGGCAGCAAACCGGGCCAGGGCCATGAGTCTGTCTGCTGTGTCGTCGGCTTCTACTTCTGTGATACGCATTATCTGCGTCCGCGGCCTAAGGCTGCTGCTGGAGCGGCTGCGCCTGGTTCTGCTTCGGGTGGCATTTCTCCGCCGGGTGGAGGGCCTGCTAGTCCCATATCACCGCCTGATGCTGCGGGCATACCGCCCGCTGCACCCATACCTGCACCAGGCATTGCCACAGGACCTTGGCCAGTGACCACACCCAGGGCTTGTTCCAGTTGTTGCTTGCTGCCTTGCAAGTTTTGCACCAATCCACTGAGTGCTGCTTGTGCATCATTGTTGAATTGAGCTGCTTGCTCTTGTCCGATCTGATTCTTGATCGAATCCACCAGGGCTGGCAGTTCTTTGAATTGCATCTCGGTGCTGTCTTCGATCATGCTCTGCATCTTGTCCACCATGTCTTGTGCAGCCAACACCACTTGAGCTTGTTGCACTTCACCTTCACTAAGGAAGTAACCATGAGTCCGAGCACGGCGACGCCATTCTTGAACTGTGGCCGATGTGTCGAGATCGTTGAGTTCGTTTTGCTTTTCAGTAACTTGTTTTTTCAGATCTTCAAGTTCTTTTTGTACTTGTGTTTTTTGATCCATTTTTTGCTTCATGGCCATAGCAGCAGCTTGTTTAGGATCTATACCAGCATTAGGAGTTCCAGCTTGAGGATTTGCATTTCCCATCTCATCTTCATAGATCTTTTCAGCCAGGGCTTGTTCCATCATCATCAGCTTGAGATAAGCAGGATCACGTTCGCTATTGTGGCGGGCAGAGCTAGACCGCACTTCGCTCAAAACACCGCGCACTTGGCGATACATGTTGTGCAGTTGCTTGCGATTCAGCGAATCAAATTGCACTCGTTGATCAAAATGACCCTCGAATACTTTAGCGATTTGTTGTGTGGGGCGTGTTACGGCCAGTTCGTTTAGTTTCATCTGAGTTTCCTCGTAGTTGCCAGTATTTAGCCAAATTTATACATTTCGCTAGTTCTTTTTCTAGTACCTGGCTTTGCTCTTGCCTGGAACCTGTCTTGTTGATCAAGTTTTCCCAGGTGTGCCCGGATGTGCGCTCGGCCAGACTACGCCGCACATATATGTCATTACGCAATCTTGTTATGGATTGATCCAGCTCTTTGATCTGTCTGGCTAGGTTGAGACGGTTTAAATTATCTGCTATACACCAAGCCAACGCAGATTTTGTTCCTGAAAACACACACACTGCATCGTCTCTTAGACGAACCTGGAATCCAGCTACAACAGGATGTATGGTGTATTTGCCAAACACACGATATTTTTCTCCATCCTCAATGATAACTTGGTCAAGGATACGGGGCAGTTCGCGCTCTGCCAAGGCAGCAAGTTTTCTACTGGCCTTCATTTTAATATGTAGTGTGATACCAACCAGCCCACAGTACCCACAAGAAAACCAATGATACCAATACCCCACGAAATCAATCGATCAGTTTGTTTTGCCGACATTTTCTGCATCATGTCATGTACTTCTGACATCATGGTTTTTACCGAACTCACATCTGATTCCACATTTTGAATCTTGAGTTCCAGCATGCGATAACGCTCAGCACATAACTCAACATGGGCTTCGAGGCTTTTCTTTTCGATATCTGTAGTGTCCATGAAGTTATTTATGGTTTATAGGCTCAAACCAAATGTTCACATCTGGGCGTAGTAGTGTGGTAAGTTCTTGTTCTACATAGTTTATTATGGGCACACCAGCACATGCTTGTCGTAGTCTACCCACTGGATCGTCGTTGAGTCGGAATACCTCTTCAACATCTGTGTCAAAATCAAATTGCCATTGAAGATCTTCCATTTTTACTTTGGACACCCGTAGAGGTTGTGTATACAGGCTTATCAACTGCATGATGGTCTCCCAGTTTCGTTGTTGATTTCTACTGCGTAACCAGGTGGCCTGGTCCATCACTGTCTGCCCTTGTTGATCAGTTATGGGAAGGATGTTAGGGCGAAAGTGTCCGGTGATACCTGTGGGTCTACAATCAAAATCAGTTTTTACTCGGATGGTCATGCAGTATTTACGGCCAAAAAAAAGCCCTGGAAAGTTTCCAGGGCCTTGATTTTCTACTGTGTAGATTAGACGCCGACGTCAGGGCTGGTTGTGAACACAGCATTGCCTGCAGATGAGGTCAACGAAAGGTTCAATCCGCCTGTTGCTGCGGTACCGGTGTTAGCAGTGGTCAACAGTGATGCTGCATCGTAAGCGCCTGTTGGGTACACAGCCAAGTTCAACACGGTATTTGCTGCTGGGCTAACTTGATACATAGCCACTGTGGCTTTGGTCTGGATAGCTTGGATAATATTGTTGATATATCCGTTGACGTTACCAGCAGCGGTCAGTGCGCCATTGGCGACCACGCTGAAGAAGTCCAGCTTGGGGCCTTGGAAGTTAACTGAGCCGGTTGCGGCAATGTTAGCTGTACCTTGAATGTTACCATTCGCGGTGTCCATGTGGAACACTGGTTGCATTGTTCCGTTTGTTTTTGTAAATCCTGCCATTTTAAATCTCCTAAAAAGTGGGCTTTTGCCCTACTCTTATTTATGAAATTGGCAAAAAATCGCCGCGTTGGTTAGTTGTTTCGAGCTTTGTTTCTAGCAGTAAAGTCGAATCTATTCACGGCTTTGCCATAGCCTGCAGGAGTGGCAAACACCCAACCTTCATTGCCCGGAACTTGTGCATCCAGCTTGCCCAGCAGATCCAGTTTGAGATCATGCAGCAATTCAAACAACAAGAATGCAGCAGCCAGCCCTTGTTCATTGCTGGTAGGACTACGCAGATATTGTGCTATGTTGCTGACCTTTTGTGGTGTCTGTGTCTGTTGCAGCCAGGCCATGAAACCAGGTACTAGATCACGGAAATCACCTGTGTATGCAGCATGTCTTGGATCCACTCGTTTGTTGATATAGTCGATGGCCAACTTGGCTAGGTCAGTAATCTTCATGGCCCGTAGTTCCATGGGATTGAATAGTGTGTCTATGGCTGCTCGGTTCTGGCGCAGCAGTGTTCGAATCTTTTTTGCTATATCGTTGTTCTTGGGCACAGATTGAGCATAGATAGGTTCTATCAACAACAATCCTGGCACAGGATTGAACTTGACTCTACTGAGTGGTTGCTTGGGAGCATCTACATCTGCATACATGGTATGTACTGCCACGCCAATCTCGCTGTTGGCTATTTTCTTTCCTAGATCACTGGCCACAGGAATGCGATA